TGGTCATATCGAAGGAGTCTGGCTCCCAGAGATTAAACCTGCACTTCCTTCCGAGGATTGAGCTTATCGCGCCGCCACTTGCTCTGTTGTTTAGGCGGTTTGTGACGCCCGTCATCAGTCCTTTTACGAAAGGTACGCGGTCATGGTACTGATTAACGAGGGCTCTTGCCTCTGACGTTTCAATATCTAGCTGATCTGCAAGTTTTGCCACTCCCATACCGTACATCATGCCCAAGTTGATGGTTTTGGCTTGTTTTCGAGGGATATCGGCCATTTCGGCAACCATTGTGTGGAAATCCATGTCTGGATCCTCGCGGTAGCTGGTTACAAACTCTTCGACACCTCTTAGTGGTACGTCGCGGCTTTTTCCGTAGACATGGGCGTAGTGAACCAAGATCCGCGGTTCTTGTTGCGAGTAATCTATTGACGCCCACTGCTTTCCCTCTTCTGGAAGGAACAAAGAGCGTATAAGCGGGCCAATCTCAGGGTCGCGGGCCGGAATTTGCTGTAGGTTGGGATTATTCATAGAAAATCTACCAGAAACCGTGCCGCCATCGTCTCCTCGTATCTGATTGATGTGCGAATGGACTCTGCCATCGCCGTGACAGAATTTTAGGATATTATTGATGAAAGTTCCGCTGGTTTTGTTTAAACTACGCGCTTGAACGATAAGTTGTGGCAATTTCTCGGTATGCTCGGCTAAAAACTGCTTTTTAAACGACGGAGCGCCTTTTGCTGTCTTGGGGTAGGGTATGGAGAGGTCATCAAAGGCTTTTGATATAGAATTTGCCGCCCAGATCTCTATGTCACGGCCCACAAGGTTTTTTATCTCTTTTAGGACGGTTTTCTCGCGTTTAAGGATCGCGTCGCGCGTTCTTTCGGTTTTGTCCATATCTACGCGGACCCCGCGCCAAGTCATGTTGACCAAGCAGGGCAGTAGGTCTAGCTCTAGGTTGACAATATTCCAAAGGTTCTGCTTTCCGATCTCTACTTTTAGGTAATCCCAGAGTTGCAGGGTTACTTCTGCGTCGGTCTGGGCGTAGGGACCAACATACATGGCGGGCATTTTCCACATGTCTGCCTTGGGATCAAAGCCGAACTCCTTGGCGGCTTCTCTAAGTAAGCTTTCGTTCTTTGCGAGGCCCAGATACTCAAACGCGAGAGAGTTTAGGGCGTAGGAGAACTTATTCTCATCTAACAGGGACGCGACGACCATCGTGTCGATGATCCGCCCGTTGATTTCAAAGCCCATGCGTTTAATCCAGCCTACGTCATACTGTGCGTTGTGCATGATTTTGTCGGCTGGGCAGTCAAAGATTTTCTTGAGCCATCTGTTGACTATCTTTTCGTCTAAGTTTCCACCCCCACGGTGTCTTGTGGGGATATAGCCAGCCCAATCTGCCGTAGCCACAGCATAGCCCACCACTTCCCCATCTCCGACGGCCCATCCGGGCCCGTTCTTCTTAATGTTGGGGTCTCTGGTTTCTACGTCTATGGCGATTGTATTTGCGCCCGTAAGGTCAGGAAGTTCCGCTGGGGGAACCCACTCCGACTTTAGAGAGGGGCTGGCTATTTTAAGCTTCATTTATTCATCTTTCTTTGTATTGTTTCGACTTCTCTCAGCATGTCAATGTCTATGCCGAGATTATCTAGTTCTTCGTTTTTTTCTGAAAACTCTCCCCCAAGAGCGCTATAACCAATTTTATCCACCCAACTATCATCATGGTCTATGGTTTGCAGAAGGCGGGCCGTCTTGACCCAATCCATCATTAATATGACATGTTGCTCGGTTAGGTAGCCGTGACTGATTAAAGCCCCGTTCATTATAATATTCCAGCCGTTTGCTATACGACTGTGGTTTTCAAAGGCATCGCCGTAATCCTTGGCGCGTTGTCCGTTGATAAGTTCTTTTGACTTATCTAAAATTTCATCACGTTTCATTAGTGTTTCACCGTGTTTGAGCTTCCTGTGTGGACAAATGTTTTTAATTCTTCGTCCCATGTAAAGTTTTCGCAAGGAATGTCCTCATCCTTAACGGCGGGATCGCCCCACATCTTTCTAGTCCGCACTTCGTTAAGATCGGTCACGCCCATCTCTTTGTATTCCTTGCGCTGGACCTCTTCATGTGCCTTCCATTCATCAAATGTCATTTTCTTCATTTTCTTTCTCCTTTGGATAATAAACTAATACATAGCTTTCGCATTCAGGACACGAAAGATTTGTCACCATAGAATGTTCTTCGTCATCATCTATGTCGTGATCTCCTCCCCAAATAAGTTCTGTTTTACAGTGCCAACAGTTCATAAGTCATAACTCCTTGTAAAATCTTCTGGTTCAACAATAAAAAGGTTTTCTTTTGCACGGGTAACGCCCACATAAAAGACGCGGTGCGTATCGTCTGGGGTAATGGTCATCTGTTCCTCTGCGGCGGGAGAAAGATCCGTGAACAGCACAACGTTGTCTGCCTCTCCGCCCTTTGCTCCGTGTATCGTTGACACGGTTATGCGAGGTTCTCCATTGAAGCGCTCGCCGCGTCTTAGCATGGCAATGATGTAGGCTCGGTCACTCTCTGGTAGCCTATCCATAGCAACGTGCCAAACCATATCTTCTGTAGCCAGAAGCCCGTGGTCCGCGATCAGTGTTTTCAAGTCTACGAAGTCTATATCTTCGACTCCGGCGATTGATTTAAAGCCTCTCTTTATGCGTTCTTTAGTTGACATGTAGCTGTACACCTTCCGCGCCACGGCTCCGGTGATTTCTTTTCCTTTACGCAGTTGCTCCCAACCGTTAACTGCGTCGGATATTTTCTCAGAGATTGAGCGGTGTCCGCGATTGTTAAACAGGTATCCAGACGAGCGCAGTTCAGAGGACACGGGGTTTAGCTGGTATCCGGCTTGGGCCATAATGAGCCACGATCCCTCGGACATGTCTATCTCTTCAACACTAAATATGCGCCGGATAGATCCGTAGGCATCGGTCTTTGGTTTGTATTCTTTTAGGAAGCGCTTACCGATACGGGACACGACCCGTTCTGCCAGTTCGTGTATGAGAAACGGAACACGGTAGGATTGGTAGAGAGTTTCTGACCCGCCTTCTAGGTTTATGAATTGGTCTACGTCTGCCCCTGCCCAGCGGTAGATGGCTTGGTCATCATCACCAGCACAGTACATGCGGTTAGACTTCTCATCTATAAGGTGAGCAATGTCCCACTGGATTGGCGATAGGTCTTGCGCTTCATCTACAAAGCACAGATCAAAGTTAGGGCAGCTTCTGTGACCTTCTTTAGGAAAACTTTCCAGCATATCTGTGAAGTCGAACATCTCCATATTCTCTTTGTAGCTACGCAGGCATTCGTCTACATATGTCACGGTGTTCCACTCGGCTTCGATCTGGGTACTGTTGTACTGATCTCTGAGCGGGATCTTTCTCATTCTGGCGAGATTGATTAAGCCCAAGATAGGATCTGTTGCTTTAAGCATGTCGGGTAGATCATCATCGTAGTTGGCCCTACTTGTGTGAAGTTGAACCCCCATCTTTTGCGAAAGCTCACGGTAGTTCTCATCTTGCATAACTTGCTCGGACCGAATGTCAGAACAGGTTAGGGCCAGACTATGCAGTGTACGAAAATAGAACAGGTCTTTTTTCGGATCTAAGTTAAACCGTTTGGCGGCACGTTCTTTTGCTTCGTTTGCGGCTTTACGAGTAAAGGCTAGGAAGGCAATGTTCTTGGGATTGACACCCTTCTGGAGAGCGTCATCAACCATATTAAGAAGGCGTGTCGTCTTACCAGTTCCGGGCGGGCCGAATATTCTGAACACTTTCCTTGTCCTTTCTATAGATCTGCCAGACGCGCTGTTTGCTTATCTTGTACAGTTTAGCTACGGCGGTTTTTGTCATGAGTTCTTCGTCGATCAATCTAACGATCTCTGAGTTTCTTTCGCTTGGGGGAGGTCTGGTCAAAACGGGCTCTCCTGTTTTGGAGTAAAGTCTGGGGTTGTAATATCTATGTCACCAACTTCAAACGCTGGGATCTGCCAGACGCGCACAGCGCGGCCTTTGATCTTCAGCACGGTACTGTCTCCGTTTATGTCGCGCAGACGCTGGGCAATACGGTGTGACTTATACTCAAAGAATTTATTCTTTTTTAGAAAGTTTTCGAAGTCTTTTAGACGGAAGTAGGTTACCATTGCGTCTTCGTCGGTCCAAGGGCGGCGGAGTAAGATCTCTTCTTTGTCTTGCGCCTGCTGTAGGAAGCGACAGAACTCCTCTAAGTAATCGTAGAACTGCCCGCTGACACTGGCATCCACTGCCACTTCCATGATTGCGCTTTCGTTCTCACGCATCTCGGTAAGCAGGGAGCTTATCCGGCCTTCCCACTGCGCCTTTGCAGCACTACGCGGCATGAAGTTGAGTTGCTCCATGCAGGCTTTCTGAAACAGCGGCTGGCTCATCAGCGCGTCAGTGTCCAACTCCAGAGGCTCGCCGTTAACATCCATAAACCAGACGGGCGGTGTTGAGTTGTATTTTCTAAGGTTTGCTACTGTAGCATTCTGCACGGCGGACCCGATACCAAACTTACGGGTTTGGCACAGTTCTTTGTTGCAGTGCGCGTTGATTGGCGCATCGCTACAGCGGAAGGCATAGTCTTTGCGTTCGAGTTGCTTTGCAACCACTGTGACTTCAGACAGAGGCAACGGCGGCTCAAAATACTGCATGTTATAGGTCAGGATCTCTGTCTCCCAGCTATCTGGGAAAGCTTTGCGTAAGTACACGCCGATATTAAACAGTCCGTTGTTGCGGCCACCCTCGGATATTTTCTCTTTGATTAGATGTTGCAAGCACGGCGGGCCGTCGCGCATGGGCGTAGTTTCTGACGCCTCGGTTATCTGAAGCTTCTGGATCTGCTCTGGAGTTTGAACATGTGTCTCGTACATCTCAAAGAACTCTTTGAGTGTGGCAGATGTTCCGTCATCTAGTATGCCGTAGCGCAGTCCCTCTTCAGAGTTGTAGTACGGAAGGTTTAGAAAGTTTCCTACATCTCCACGATCTAGGTGCAGTTTAATCTGTTTTGGAAATATCTCACTGTCGCCGTAGCCCAGCGCCGCCGCTATATTCTTTAGCGTCTTCTGCATGTCCTTTGCCTCAACCCAATCCTTACAGAAGAGGAAGCAGTGCGCCCCGCCAGACTTAGAGCGACAGACAACGAGCGGAAGTTTTAGCTTCCGGATCTTTTCTAAGAGTAGTTTGTGATCCAGCGGGTACTGGTCAATATCTACACAGCCCCACTTGCACATGTTATCGGCGTTAATCGGGATGATACCAATGGAATTACCTTTGCCTGACAGATGGCCCTTCCACAGTTCCGCAGTCCGCGGTTCACGAACGATGCCTGCTTTACCTGTATTCTTCCCGTTAGACTGTGTTTTCTCTATTTTATATGTGCCGTAAGCTTCTTTTAAACCATCAAAGATGGACGAGAACTTTTTTAATGTCATGATTATGTCCTTGTGGTGGGGACTGCCAAAGCAGCCCCCTAGTAAAACTTAAAACGGGATGTCGTCAGCGCCTTCGCCTTTATCGTCGTTTTGATGCTTTACAACCACATCACCTGTTAGCACACTTTCGGAGAAAGCTTTTGCTCTTGCGTACACAGACGCGTCTTGCACTGGGTTTTCTCGTGCCATTTCCCAGCCGTGCCAGCTACCCTTTGAGTTCTCCTCGGACTCCGCTTTGATGCGGTAAACGTGAGAGAAACGCGGTGGGGTAAACGGGCCGTTCTTGCCCTGCATTGTGACTGATTGGATCATGCTGTTCCACTTACGGCTTTTCTTTAGCTGGGTGGACTTCATGGCAATCAACGCAGTTTCTGTTGAACCGTCTTCGTTCACAATCATAACATAGTGTTGGTGAGTTTCTTCAATGTAGTCACCTTCACCACCGACAACGTAGTTCTTGTTGTCTTCTTTACTACGCTCAGTCTTTGGCATTGCGTCGGTAGGCTTATACACATTCATCGGTGCGCCTGTGCCAGAGCCCCGTGGAACCCACTGAATAAACACGCGCTGATAGGCGCAAGGAATTACACTAATGCCCTCCTTACCGCTTACCACAGCGCCTGTGACGGTATTATAAATGTCCCCCTTCCGCGCTGTTTCGTGTGTGTCCAAAATAGAGTCCAGACCGCTCAACAGTTTGAGGAACGGTAACGCTAGATCTTCTGATCCGACGTTCTCGTTACCTGCCCCTGCGTCAGCTTCGAACATCGATGCGTCAAACTTTTCCACATCCGATGCTTTATTCTTTGTTACTGCATTCGCCATTATTTTGCTCCTTTGATGATAGCGCGTTGACCTACATAGGCCCCAAAAAGTTCCATTGGAAATTCGTCTCCAGCTTCCACACGTTCCCGTACAAAAGCTTTTAGTGTGCCCGAATGGATGCTTTCGTTTTGATCCGCCGGAAACCCTTCTTTGGAAGCAAACGCTTTAAAGGCGCTGGCTTGATCGTCTTCCCCACGACCAAATTCGCAAGAAACAACATTCTTAATAATGTCGTCGTAGCCGTTATCCCGCAACCAAGCGTAGGCAGTGAGCCTGTTGGCAACTAAGATACTGGCTCCATATGTAGGCTTTACGTCTACAGTAGAACCGTCGTCTAAAGAAAACGACGACAGACCAAGTTCCTGCATAGCAGAAGGCAGTTCTTCGTCTGTTAGCTTCAACAGGTCTTTCTTGCGAGCCTTGAGATCATTCTCAATTGTCTCTACTTCCTGTTGCGCTGATCGTATTTTTCGGGCTAGGGTGGAGATTCCACCAAGATTGCCCTTTTCGATGGAAGATGCGACATTCTTTTCAAAGTCGGACTCCATCATAGATAGTATATCATTCATGTTTTTTCACTTTCGCTGTTAAAGACCCTTTTACGGCCTTGACAAACACGCTTATATTCTCATATGATCGTATAGTCAAGCGTCAAAAGGAGAAAACTTTGTACGAATATAAAACAAAACCGTTCGATCATCAGCGCAAGGCGCTAGAAGATTCGTGGGACGCGAGCTTTCATGCGTATTTTATGGAGATGGGAACTGGCAAGAGTAAAGTAGCCATAGACAACATCGGACTTCTCTTTGAAAAGAAGCAGATTACCGCTGCTCTTATCGTTGCGCCTAAAGGTGTGTACGACAACTGGGCGAAGGGCGAGATACCTTTGCATATGCCAGACCGTATCGAACGGAAAATAGTACGATGGACCCCTTCTTTAAGCAAGAAGTTTTCTGAAGAACTTGAAGACCTTATTATGGAAGACTACGACGGACTAAAGATATTCGTAATGAATGTAGAAGCCTTCTCTTCTCCCAAAGGTGCGAGGACGGCGGGCCGTTTTCTAGTGCAGAACCCTGACAACATGATGATCGTGGATGAAAGCACGACGATCAAGAACCGCAAGGCCCAGCGCACAAAGAACCTGATGGTATTAACGAAGTACAGTAAGTACCGCCGCATACTAACAGGCTCTCCTGTAACCAAGAGCCCGATGGATTTATTCAGTCAGTGCAACTTCCTAGACGATAAAGCGCTGGGCTATAATAGTTTCTTTGCTTTTCAGAACCGTTACGCTATAGTGCAGAAACGTGTTATGGGGGCGCGTAGTTTTCAAGAAATAACTGGATACCGTAGACTAGATGAGTTGAACGAGCGCTTGTTTAACTTCTCTACCCGCGTTCTAAAAGAAGAGTGCCTAGATCTTCCAGAGAAGATTTACACCAAACGCAACGTAGAGCTTACTGACGAACAGGCGAAGGTTTACGGGCAGATGAAGAAGTTGGCTTTGGCCCAGCTTGAGAACGGGGATCTTGCGACGACAGAAAGTGTCTTGACGCAGATCATGCGCCTACAACAGATTTGTTGCGGCTTCTTCCAGCCCGACGTTGGAAAGATACAACCGCTAAAGAACAACCGTCTGAATGAACTGACTAACATTACAGACGAGCTATCAGGGAAGGCAATCATTTGGGCTTCGTACACTCACGATATTCAACAGATTTGCCAGACCCTGCGCGACCGTTTCGG